CTAACTGATTTCTCCCCATAAGTCACCTAATATCTGATTAGGTGGGGCAGAACCATTCCATGTTCTAATAGGCAAGTAATAACGTTGCCCCTCCCATGTATATCCTACCCAAACATGACCATCTTGTAACATCACTTCTGTATAATCACAATACCCACCAGGTTGGAACTGATAACCCACTGGACAAGATAAGAATGGCCCCACTTTTCTTACTGTGATTGGTTGATTACCGTTTGTGAATCTAGCACTTTCTTCCATGTAGTAAGTACCATATTTATTACGTTTCCATGCACTTGCAACTGGTTTAACTGTATTACTTGAAGCGCTTGACTCATTAGAGACAGTGGCAACCGGTATTTTACCATCCATGTACGCCCTAATCTGCTTGATAAAGTAGTCTTTAAGTTGCAACCGCTTGTCTTCTGGCAATAGACCGCGAGTTACTGGGTCAAAACCAGTGTGTAAAACCGAACTTCTATGAGGGCATGATGTTGAAGTAAATTCATTGTGCAATCTGATTGTATTTCTGTTTGCTGGTAATCTCCATTTTTTCAACAATCTAGCGCATTCTTGGAAAGTTGCCTGTTCATTTTTTAAGAATGTCGCGTTATCTGCGCCCATTGATTGACATACTTCAATACCGTAATAATATTTATTACCTATTTGATTAGCGGTATGCCAACCTACTTGTGATTCATCTAAGGCTTGCCAAACTGTGTTGCCTGATACGTAACTATGCGCAATGCCCGCTTCTAATCTTGATAAAGGTGCATTTACTAATCCGTTACGATATGCTTCAGCAGTCGCCCCTTTGCTCCCTGCGTCGTTGTGTATAACTATACCTTTAGGGTTACTACCACGCTTAGGTAGGTCATAACCTTTAACCACATCTTTGATGATTTTAAGTTCTACTGCTTTAGGTTGTGGCTTAGCTGTTTCTTTTTTAGGTGCTTGTGTAGGAGATTGAACTGATCGTGGCGCTGTCTCACTTTTAAAATTCGGACGGATAAACCACATAGGGAAATCATAAGCATGTTGTCGTCTTGTAACTTTTTCCCAACCAGAGCCAGGTTGTTGTACACCGTCTGTCCAGCCACCGCCGAGCCAATTCTGCTCATATACAATGATATAATCTAAAGTTGCTTCAATTACCCATGCAACATGACCGTATCCTGCACCATAATTACTACCGAATACAACCATGTCGCCAGGTTGCGCTAAGAAGTCTGGTGTATTTTGGTATACAGTAGCTAGTCCGTTAAAATCATTAGCACTTGGGATGTCTTTGGCACCTACACCTTTTAAGTTGTAGCCAAATAAGACTTGCCAACCTGCATTGGCATAGTCAAAGCATTGAAATCCATACCATCCGTCCGCATTATATTGTTTTCCCTCAGATGTTTTCAACCACTCTATAAACTCTTTTTTAGTTAGTTTTGCTTGCATTGTCGCCACCTCCATGATGATACTCATTCACATCAAAGCCAACATCGTTAGAGGCGTCTGTGAAAGGTTGTGATGTATCATATTCTTTTGGTGCTTTCGTGCTTAATTCCGGCGTTAAACTGCTGTCTTGTGATGATTTCCACGTAACTTGTTGTTCTTCTTTATCGCTATCTCTAGGCGCTTGATATGTCTGTGCTATAGATGAATCTGAGACGCCTTTTGACGTTGGGTCAGTAATAACGCCAATACCTGTAAGTAACGTGAGGATAGCGCCTATAATTGCGCTAGCTTGATTTAATTGAGTAGATAAATCTAATCCGAATAAATCCGTGACTTGCTTGATAAATAGCAACAATGCTCCAACTAAACTAGTTAGTACTGCTTTGTTTTTGAATCTCAATTTCCAGTTAATATCCATTTGTTTGCTCCTTTTATCCAAAATAAAAAAACGACTAAAAATTAGTCGTTTAAAATTATTCAATGGTCAATGTCGGAGATCCTGAATAAACATCACTTATAGTGACATACAACGTCCCTGAAGGATTACTAAAGTTGATATTTTTACTTGCAACTCCGCTATTGACTCCTGATATTCCTAATTCACTTGAACCTAAATTAGTTTGCGAAATCCTCATTATACCGCTACGTACATTTTCTATTGTCACCTGATAACTTTTATTAGGTTCAACTCCATTTATTGTCCATTTTGCTGTTGATTCTTCTATGCTATCCGGATATTTATTTTTAGGTAAGGGTTTTATTACAAAAGACGAAGGCTTTTTCCATACTTGGATATTTCCAGCATATACTTTTGTATATTCTTCGCCTTCGTAAATAAGCTTCTTTACATTTTTAAAATTACCTTCCATAAAAATCACCCCTTAATTAAATAAAGTGTATTAGGGTCTTTTTGATACAAATAATTATATTCTGTTTCACTGCCTGTCCAAATATTCAGTGACGGCTGCGAAGAACCGATAGGTTGATAAAGTTTATCTGCTTCCTCTTTTGTAAAAGCATTTGATGATAAAAGATAACGTTCATCATGACTGTGATTTATGTCTGATTTTTTTGATAAAGCATTTTCTAATCCTTCAATCTGTTTGATTGTATGACTATGATTTTTATCTGCATACAAACTGTTTAATGATTGCTTGAATCCCTCAAAATCTTCTGTACTAACTTTTGAGCCAATCTGTTGCAATACACTTTCTGAAATAGAGTTGTTTTGTATTGCTTCTGCTAATTCTCTTAATGTATTCATAGATTCAGGCGCGCTATCAACTAGTTCAGCAATTTTTGTATCCGTATACGTTTTAGAGTCGTTGAGAGTTGTATCTTTGATTTTTTCAACTTCTTGCAATTTATCTTCTAACCCTTCAACATTTGCGATATTGATTTTATCCAATAACTCAGGTTCTGCTTTGATATCTGTATCTTTACCATCAATTTGCCACATTTTAGTGTCAGGATTGATTGATACTACAGTACCGTTTTTACCGGGTGCGCCTTGTTCTCCTTTTTTACCTGCTTCACCTTTTGCACCAGGTTGTCCCGGTTCGCCTTTATCACCTTTCGCACCTTTAAATCTACTTTCATTCTTTTCGATGTAAGAAATAACATCTTTATCTATTTTTTCTTTAAAGTCTTTGCTCAATAAATCTGTCGCGTTATCTTTTAAGATTCTCGTAATAGCATCATCTACCAATTTAACATCGATTTCTTTTGCTACAGCAGATTCAATGCCACTATCAACGATATTGAAAGAAAAGTTCGCGACATGTATTTTTTCTTCTTCTTTCTCTAAAAACAGCTTACAGCGAACATAACCAGCGTGTTTGATAACCTTTTTAGGTATCTTGTAGGTAATGAATCCTTTTACAACATCGTCGATAATAAGGGGCTCATTTTTGAATATAGAGCCATCTTCCATAAACAAATGTAATCTAGGTGTTAAGCCATGTGCTTTTAGATCGATACGACCTTGTTTGTCATTGATACCTATTCTTATAGATGCTGTATTTTCATCTTCAGTGTAAAATTGACAGCCAATGTCACCTAAGTCAACACCATCATTTTTTATTCTCGTTTCAACATCTTTTATTTTGTACATTTACACACCTCTTTATTTATATTTATCCCTTGTGAAGTAGATACCTTTTAAGCCGATTTGTTTATATAACTTAGCGATTGTACTTGCTTGATGTTGGCACCACTCTATAGCAGTAGCGTATTGGTGGGTAGCTGGATTCTTAGGATTCCATCTAATTCGATACAATGTGTTTTGTCCTTTGTTGATGTAATCTTTTCTTACGAAGCTAGCACCGCCCATGATTGCTTTTGCTGGAGATGTCCAACCTTTATTCCTTGCAAACGTCATTGCGTAGTTAGGATTGTTGTCGTAAGCGCCAATGCCGAAGTAGTTGTATACTCCATCTTTTCCGTTAGCGAAGTTACTTGTTCCATATCCACTTTCTAAGAAAGCATGCGCGATTAAATAAATTTCATTAATGTTGTGCTTTTTACAAGCTTCTGCGAACGCTTTACCTTGATTATTCAATGTTCCCTTACCTTTAAGCATCTTATTAAGTGCGCTAACTGAAACACCTTGATACTTGCCTAAATTAAGCATTTGGTAGCATTGTGTGTTACTTTCCCATATACGCTTTACATTCATCGCTGAGCTCGTTTGTGCTCGTGTTGCATTAGCCCAGCCCCATGTATGAGATTTTTTCGGGTTACCTCTTGCCATTTGTTTATCCAGTGCTTGTTTGAATGTATAAGGACTCGTTTCTGTTATGATCTGCGGTTGTTTAGATGCCGAGCCATTATTAGCTGTTGGTGATGAGTCTCTTACATTCGCTATATCAGCGTTTTTATTATCTACCATAACTTTTATTCTAGATTTTGTTACTGTTGGTTTAGTTATAGAATTTAATAATTTTTCTCTGTTTTTAAATATATTAAGTAATGCCTTTTCTAATGCTTCGTATTTATCTTTAGGGGGAACACCGTTGTCAATCATATTCCAATTAACATGTTCCAACATTGAACGCCAAATACTATCGTCTACTTTTAAATTCTCAATACTTAGAGGTATCTCATATTTGATCATCATATCTACAGCTACAACCATTGCGTGAATCTCGTTAAAAATAAATTCGTTTTTACTCGCACTATAATCTTCACATACGTCTATAACTATATAATCAGCTTCATTAGGAACTTCAAATACGGCTCTTCTAGGAGCCCAAATATTATGTCTATCAACATAAAAGTGTGGATATTCTACATCTTGCTTATATTTCTTTCTACTGTTATATAAACTTTCTACCGAGCTCATTGTTTGAGCGTTTCTAATCATTATCCCTTTAGGTTTTTCGAGTCGTCGATTACCCTCTACTATAAAGTGATAAATATATTCTGGATAATTAACTTCTTGGCTAGAAATTGTGTACTTTATAGTTGTTACATCTTTCCAAATTGGAACTTTTTTATTATTTTTTTCGTTATCATCACTATCATCTTCCGGTTTAGGTGCTGGTGTAGTTTTGTCTGGATGATATGGAGGTCTAACAAAATATTTAACACCTCCACCTGGTCCATCATGATAAGAGTGTTTGATTTTATACGGCGGACTTCCTGTTGCATTATTTGTATACCAGTTTTGATCCACACCATACCAATAGTCTTTTGTGCATGGTCCCACTACAATGTTTACATGTCCTGCCCAACCACCAGTCCAAACACCCCAGTCGCCTGGTTGTGGTACAAAATCTTTTGTATTTCTAATTATCTTGAAATCTCTACCTCTATAATTGGATTTTTGAGCCATAGCATCAGCATTTCCCCATGTTCTAAACCCCCAATATTTATCGAGTAAATAATTAGGTAAATCCCAGCATTGTGCTCCCATTCCAGAACCAGGTACATCAATAGCTATTTTGTTTTTAGCGATATATAACGCCCATTCAACCACTTCACTAGCTGTAGGCTTTCTAGTCTTTGGATTAGGTAATCCCATGTATGCACCTCATTTCAATCAAAATAAAAAGCCAGTGCCGAAGCACTGACTCTTAACTGTTATTTACATTTACCAAACCAGAAGCACGCCCAGAAGCTATATCCTAAAATCCCTTTAAGCATGGTAATCACCTCCTTTAAATACCAAAAATAGTTCTTAGTAAAGCTATGACGATCGTACTGAAGATAGTCCCTACCAAACCGAGAATCCACATTTTTATGTCTCTAATATTCTTGGCATTCTTTTCTTTATTCTTTTCATCTTCTACCTTGTCGCGCTTTAATTCTTCAAAATTTCTATCTAATTTGTCATAAATCTTTTCTTGCGCTCTAAGACTATCTTCTATTCTGTCGAATTTTTCAAACATAGTCTTATCATTTTCTTCTAATCGCGTTAAACGCCAATCTTGTTCATGTCGTTTGGTAAAACCAAACATTACGCCACCTACTTTTTGTTAAATTAAAAAGCCACAAGCATTACACCTGTGACTTTTCATCTTTTGTTTCTGGATATTTTTCTCCAGTGATCAATGCATATTCTTCTTTGTCGATTACACCCATGTCTACGTACCACTTAATTTGCTCATTTTTATAGCAACCCCACACATAAAAAGTTTTAATGTCTTTAAAAGTTGGATAAATCATCTTCATCATTTAAACGTCCCCCTCAGTATTTGTTTTGTTAGTTTTCAGTTCGGTCAACTGTTGTGTTAACATAGCGTTTTGTTGCGTCAATTGCATTGTCAACATGTTCACTTGCGTCATCTGCATTTGCATACTTGCAACCATTCCGCGAAGTTCTTCATCACTCAAATCTGATTCACTTTGTTGTTTTGATGCATTCGGTACGTCTTCTTTTTCGAAATTGCTATTGTATTTAATTTCGCCGTTAGTGAAAACAAACTTTCTAGGTTCGAACTCTTCTTTAAATTTAATAGGCACATTGTTATCATCTACATCTAAACTATTGCGTAATCCGCCAGTATTAACGTATCCGATAACTTCGTTTTTATCGTTTACTGTGATTTTCATTATTTCCACCCCACAATTTTATTTATCGTAACTCTGTTTGCATTAGCACCAGAACCTGTTTTACTGCCTAAATCAAGGTACACATCGTTATCGATTTTTAACGTCGTACCACTTTCTTTAGTTATTAAGCATTCATAACTACCACCACCGTTACCGTCTGAGTCAACTACATTTGTTTTACTTAATTGAATCGCATTTGGTATAGAGGTTAAACTGAATGCTTCAATAACACCACCTGGATAAGTACCGCTTATGAATAGAATTGCATAATTTGTATAAGCTTCGGTTAAATTAATCCTTGTTCCTACACCGTTTGCAGCACCGTCGAATAACACGGCTGTTTTATGTTCGTTAGGTGCAGCCCATTGTGAATCTAATCGACCATTGGTGATTGATCGTGTATAAACTTTTTTAGAGTTTGAAGGTGTGAAGTTGAATAACTTATTTGCATCATCTTTAACAAATACTGATAAGTAGCCTTCGTAACTTTCAACAATACCTGGTAAATCAGGTACACTTGTTACGTAATAATTCCCAGCGCCCAATGCTTCTAAATTACCTTTGGCGTTATATAAGTTCTTTTGGATTGATTGACCGTTATGTTCTGTTAATTTATGTTGTTGCCAACTTGTACTTTGAAACTTACCATCTACATACTGTTTAGCTTGATTTAAAGCGTTGTTAGATATTTCTTCAACAAATTGCTTAGTTAAGTTTCCATCATTCTTTTTATAAAACGGGTACCACGTGCCGTAGATTTTGTATTTTGTGTACTCATCGTTTGAATCATCTGGGTACCATGTTGCACGAGCAGTATTATTATCAACAACATAAACAACTAACACACCAGATTTGCTTGATGTATAAGTTGATTCATCGAACGAAGAACCGTCATCAACACCATCTTGTCCAGGCTTCTCTAACGTGCCTATATCCGTCTTTTCTGGCGCATCTGTTGCGTTAGTAATATGAATAATCCTAGATGTGTTAACTGTGCTTAAAACGCTATCTATGGACTGCTCAGACGATTCAATCGCTTTGCCATAATCATCAGTAATCTTAGACTTTTGCCAATTGACTGTCGAGTTGCCTTTGACAAGGTCAGCACCATTGATTTGTTGCTCAACTTCATTGACACGCGCAAATATCGTTTGCTCCTTTTCAACTATTTTATTGAATTCAGCTGTAACAGCTTGTGTTGCACTAGTTTGAGTCGCAGTAATAGCTTGTATAGCTTCGTTTTGCTTGATTTCGATTTGTTGAATGCCTTTTGTCGCACTATCATTCACTTTTGCTATTAACGTTTGTGTATCAGCCATATTTTGCTTTAATTGGTTAAAGTCTTTACCGACAGCTTCGATAGTATCTTGAATAGATTTGATATAAACAAGCTTTGTTATGCCATCAAACCCACTGACTAAATCATTTTCAATATTGAAACTAAATTGACGTTCAACAACTACGTTGTTACTCCCGTGTTGCGTGAAGAATGCCTGAGCATGTACCTTACCTGAATGTTTTAAAAATTCATTTGGAATCACATATTGCAAGCGCCCATTAATTGCGTCTACTACCGTTAATTCGTCTGAAATATAAGCGCCTCTATCTACGTTATAATCATCGGTTTTTAACACGATGGAAGTTTTAACATGTTCAGAACTTATAGATAACGGTCTGTTATTCTTAGTTACTGCAAAATTTAAAACACCAGTTCCTCTATCTGATTCATAGAAACTGATGTTTGTGTCAATAACCGGATTATATTGTGATGTTGTTTTTAACTCGATTAAGTTATCATCTTTTGAAAAATTATCTACTACCATTATTCAACCTCCTTACCTTCTATTATGCTCCAACCACTATTACCACCAGTACCAAAGTTTCTAACGAAAAACTGGTGAGCAGAAGCAAAGTTATTACGTCTTAGCACTTGTGTTGTGTTACCCGGTGTATTTGATTTTACTTCTAACACCCAGCCTGCAATACCTTTGTAATCTTTAGGGAAGTCAGAAAAACGTTTTGATTCTTCAGTGGTGATATAGAAGTCTAAACCAACAATTTTTAAATCAGACAATTTCGTGATGCTCTTAGGGATATGTTCCCAATAACCAGCACTTTGTGGGTTAAAATTCCATGAACCGTTGTTTTTCTTGTTAAAGATGTCGATAACACGTTCAAATTTGAGCATATTTCTACCTGTGCTGTTTCTAGTTAGTACTTGTCTTAACGCACCATTATAATGACCAGGCAGTACATCAAAGAACCAACCTGCATCTCTAAACGCTTTCGGTAACGGGAAATCTAACGCATTTTGTGTGTCTTGCGTATAGATATAGTAATGACCAACTTCCGTAATATCACTTAGATATGCTGGGTTCTGTATCGGTAACGGTTTAACACGTCCGCCTGAATCAGTCATTGATACTTGAGGTGCAATGTTTTTTAAGAATTGGTTTACACCTCTTTGACCGATAGAATAAATTGAGTGATGCCTGTTGTTACCTGGTCCAATAGTTACCCCAATTAAAAGTGCTTTACGTCCTGTTTCTAGATCATAATACATATCTAGACCCTCAGCCTCTTGGAAATCTCCTTTAAAGTTGTTATTCACACCGCCTATATCGATACGACGTTTAAATAATAACTCTTTTGTTTTGACATCGAAGCCTTGTAAGTAATTAGGGTTGGCTGTATTCGAATCACCTGTATACCAATATAAGATACCTGCATCATAAGTGATACCTTGCATAGGTTGTGTATCTGAAGTGTATTCCATAGGTATATCCATTTGATACAATACTTTGTCTATACCTTTATCAATATCGTCAGCACTTCTTACTTCAATGAAATTCAATGAATTCTTAGCTTGTCTTTCAGAAGCTTTATATTCACGTCTGAAAATCATTAAATTTTCTATAGGATTATAAATCGCTGACGTATATCTGTCGTTAAATATATTCGGCATGACGTCTTGCATTTCATTACCATAAGTTATTTCTCCAGTTCTATATTGGAAACGTACAAACTTGTTGTTTTTGTTACTGTCCAATACAGCTGAATAAATCCATAATTCTCCATCAATGTATCTATACGCATTGTGTGTACCGTGACCGCCGTTTTTAACAAGCAATCTATCAATAAATTGTCCATTAGGCTTCAATCTAGATAACATGTAATGATTGCCCGGACGCGCTTGTGTCATATAAATAATTTTCGTTCTAGGGTCTATCCAAAATGATTGCATTACTGCGTTAGTATATGGCGATAAATCTGTGATGAATTCCGGTTCTTGCTCTTTTGGTTCAAATCGGTATTCTGTCGCTCGATATTCTTTATAGTGTTCATCTACAGCTTTCTCAACCTTTTTAATGAAAGCATCTAGTGTTGAATAATCATGATACAAACGATCTTGCAATGTCTTATGATCATAACCAGTATTATCAACACGCGCGTCTTTTACTTCGTTGATACCGTCGCCGTTATGACCTAGTACCATATTGCTGAAACGGCCGTTTAGATACGTTAAAAAATCAGAGACGCTACTTGTGACATTTAAATGTTCATACTTTATTTGCTCTCCATTATGTGCAAATACCTCTTTATTTCTATGATATTCAAGAGAGAAATTAAAATCAGTCAGCATGTCTGAAATAAGCTTGAAATTATACTCATTTTCATCTACATATCTGTAATCGAAAACTCTACTTAAATCTGTAATTAGTTTATTACTCATGTTTTCCTCCTTTACTATCCATAAAACTGATAATAATTTTTAATAAGCTCATACATAATAACTTCATGACCTCTTTCATTAGGATGTAATCCATCAGGCATGCTAGATTTTCTAAATGCTGGATTATATGGTTTGAAATAATCTGTGTGATAAGCGTCATATACTGGCACATCTAATTCACTACAAGCCAATATCTGAGCATTGACATAATCCTCTAACGTTAACCCTAGTTTGTTTTTATCCGTATCTTTACGACGTATCGTTGTGCCACTCATAGGACATTGTCTTGTAGCTGTCATAACAAGTATTTTTGAAGCCGGATTATTTTTCCGGATAACTTCAATTGCAGAACAAAAGGCACCATAAAACGTTTTAGTATCCGTTTTATCAGTGCCTATCGGTACGCCTGCCCAATAACCATGTAACCAGTCATCATCTGTACCTTGTAATATGATTAGGTCTCCTCTTATTTGCTCTGCTTGTCTATAAATGCTGTTTTCTACCGCTTCTTTACCTATTGGAACTGTTGCCATTGTTGCGCCACCTCTTGCAAGGTTGGTCGTTTTAGCTTTTAACTTCTTGCCTAACATTTCTGTGAAATTAGTTTTCGCATGTGATCCTCTAGCTACAGAATCGCCAATCGTTCCAATCGTTTTTACATCTTTAATGTTTGATTTATCTATAAAATCATGAACGATAGTGCCGTCAGATGTAGTCACAGTTTTAGAGCTTACCTTCTGTTGTTTATCTTCAATCAAATCAGTTCTACTCATCAAATCGAGTGTTGATTTAGCTATTGATGCAACTTTAGATTTTAAGTTTTCTGCCGCTTTACTAGGATTGGAAAGATTAACATCATTTAATCCAGAAACATAGTTAGCTGCAGTATTAACTTTTTTCATATATCGTTGTTCTCGATTAAACTCACCAAGAGTTACATCTTGCTTAACAATTACATTGTTTATACCCCTAATCGTTTTAACTTGTACTATACGGACTAAATCATTCAAACCTAGTTTGGTAGATTTTATTTGTACTATGTCTCCGGGTTGTGGGTCTGCTTCTGGATATGATTCTCTTAACACCAAAAAGTCCAAAGACAAAGATTGTTTTAACGACTTTTTCAATCTCGATTGTAATTCTTTATCCATAGTTTCTTGGTCAGTCACTTTACCATCTTTAAATGGTTCTGCGTGGATGTCGCCGTATATTTCAGCTAATGCACTTCTAGCTTCCATTACGAGCCCAGCGTGTTCGAATGTTTCTTCTCCTGAATAATTACCATATCCTCTAATGAAGGTGGCGAAATCACTTGCATCTTCCTCGAGTTTTATAGCGTTGGCGTTGACTTCGTCAGAAATAAAATAAGACGCTTTTTGATTTGCAAAAGGCGTCAATACAAACTTATATCTGTCTTTCTTTTTGTCATACGTTATTTTATATTCTAAACCGAAATGTTCTAATCCCTTTTTAAACATTTCTAACCTTGTATCGCCTTCGCCACCATTTTCAAACTTCGAAGACTTAACCTTACCTTCGACTTCAAAAAGCATTCCAGTACCTTGAAACACAATGTTAAAATATCTTTCTACTGTAAAAGATCCTGTTACATTAACATAAATCCTATCAATCATTAACTTGTCTATAGGAATCTCTCTAGCAGTACATTCAACCAGTTGTCTGTCGCCTTCTGATTTCCTATCAATGACAGTTATTACATATTCTTTCTTGTCGTTTTCACCTTCGACATGACTAACAATCCATCTTTTCCCTATAGCGTTAATAACTTCATAAGTATATTTGTTTTCTAGAATATCAAAAGTTAATACACCGTCAGCGTTAACTTTTTTTACTAAAGTTGTTTCTACTGGTACAGGTGCGCCATTACCTTTAGGTGGTCTTACAATTATTGTCATTCTGACACCTACTTATAATAAAATTTCAAATCAAACTGAACTTTTTGAACTGTTTGATTAAACTCAAATTTATTAGCTCCGTATTTAAATTTTGGTTGGGCTATGTTCGTTTCAGTGCTTATTTCGACACCGTTTTTATAAACTCGAAAGCTATCATAAACAATTTTGTCTCCAGCTTTTAGTTTAATCCCCTCAATTTTCATTATTTCAGCATGCGTTAAATTCCATACAAACGATTCTGTATCTTCGCCTAAAATAATTGTTATCTTTTTATACATGTTGAATTGGTCGTTAGGAGCACTACCATGATAGTAAACTATACCTTTGCTCAAATTTTCAAATGTATACTTTCTTTTGTCTCCGCCTGCATGCCAATCAATATTAAAATCAAACGACCACAATCCAACCTTTTTGTTTTCTTCTAACTCTAGGCTTGTTCCAATACTTTCGCCGTATGGTAATTCTGTAGTTTCGAATTTTAGTTCAAAAGAAACTTTATTACCTTTTTGTTTAGGGTTTATAACTCCGTTAAAAATAACTTTATACTGTTTACCATTTACATAAATTTGTTGATCGTGTCTTGAATATTCATAATCCGGGAAGTTGTTTTTATCTAATTTCACGTAATCATCAGAAGTTGGTTGAGTAAACCTGTAATTCAACTCTTCTTTTCTTCTTATTTCTCGTAAATACATAGGTTCTATGTCTGTCGTTAACCTATACAACATATCTCGCATATAAGCAATGTCTGAACGATTTTTAACTTTACAAAAACAAGGAACAACTATATCTCTACTGATATAATTGCTCCCCATTAATATACGACCGTTCATATTTTCTTTGTCTTGATACTTTGTGTTGATTTGCATGCTATCAATTACTATATCGTTAACGATAAACCCGTATTCACTTAATTTGATTACAGTACCATCTTTTTTTGTTAATTCTATGTCCATTTGTAACCTCCTTTATAAGTAATACTCAGAATTGCGTTTAGCATTTCTGCCGTTAACAATACTAGTAAGCGCATCGTTATTGACATCGAATTCAACTTTAACAGTTTTCATGTTCGGTGATGTTTCAATAGAATGTGTGTGTTGTACTTGCGCATTTATATTTCCACCTAAATTACTTAAGTTTCCTGTAATACTAGAAATGTCAGGTGCGTTTAATGTAGGTTGAAATGCATCAACTACTTTATCTGCAACATTAGAAACATTACGGATAACTTTACTTGAATGATTATCTATACCTTTAACGAAACCTAGCATTGAATACATACCAACATCCATGAATTCACGTGAAGGTGAGTGAATACCTAGCGCTCTTTTGGCTGCATTTAAAGCACCTTTTGCTACACTAGCTGCTTTTTCAGCTAAGTCTCTAGCCATATTACCAATACCTCTCATCAAACCACGGATCATATCAGCACCTGCTGATACAAAGTCATCCACAAAGCTTTTAACTTTATTTACTGCATTTGTCATACCTTGACTAACTTTGTTTACAACATTAACGAATCCTTGAATAACTCTATTAACAAAGTTAATTAGCGTACTTGTTATAGTAGATACCCATTGCATACCTTTAGTCACGATGAAGTTCCAAGCTTGAGACATTTTGTCCGATATAGTTGATACAACTTGTGTGAATATACTTACAACTTTATTCCAAATCGTCGTTAATATACCAGATAAGAAACTCCAAATCGTATTCCATATATTAGAAATAAAACTCCATGCCGCTTGTAACGCAGTAGATATAGCTGTAGTGATAGCGTTCCAAACCTTAGTTGCCACAGTAACTATAGTGTTCCACAACGTTTGTAAGAACGTCCAAATAGCATTCCAAATTGTCATTGCGATAGTCATGATTGTTGTAAACACAGTAGTTATTACAGTGACTAACAAATTCCAAATCGTAGTAGCGATTGTAATTATCGTGTTCCAGATTGTACTTAAGAATGTCCAAATAGCTATCCATATCGTCATAACTATTGTCATTATCGTCGTGAAAACAGTTGTGATGATTGTAACTAAAAGGTTCCATACTGTTGTTGCAATAGCGATAATTCCATTCCATAACCCTTGTAAATAAGCGACTATTTGATTCCAAATAATCATTATAAAATTGTATACATTAGTTACTGCTGTAGTGATAGCTTTTAAAATAGCATTCCATACAACCGAAGCTACAGTTTTCAACACATTCCAAACTGTAACCATAAACGTTTTTATCGCATTCCAAGCATTTATAATAAAGTTTCTGAATCCTTCATTTTTATTCCACAATAAAACGAATATAGCTATTAATGCAGCGATTACACCAATAACTATTGTTATTGGACCACCTAAAATACCAAACACAGTTACTAGTCCTGTGATAGCATTTCTAATTAATCCAATCTTACCGAATAACAATTGGAATATAGCTGTAACTAATTTTATTGGACCTTTTAATGATGTCATTGCCTTACTTAATACTAAAGTTCCTGTTTTAGCCCAACCAAACTTAGTTACTAATGCGACTAATCTTGCTGCTAATGGCCCCAGAAAATCCATTACCGCTAATATTGGAGCAATTAAAAATCTAAATGCACCAACTAAAGTTATAATGACACCAACTAATTGTGCTGTAGCCGGATGCGCCTCAAACAAGTTAGCTATCCAACCAGTTATTGCTACTGCAACGCGTAATACTGCACTAGCTATAGGAGCCATCGCTGTTGCGAATGCAACTAATCCTCTTGCGATGTTTCCAATCAATTGCATTATTAGTGGTCCATTTGTTTGTATATAACTGACAAAGTCTTTAAAACCTTGAGATTGACCGACTTGTTCAGACCATTCTCTAAACTTAACCGTCATTTGTTCAAGAGATTGGAAGATTCCAGTTGATGATCCGCTGAATGCATTCATCAAATTGTTAATTCCAACGAAAACATTTTTGAAAATATTACCAATGATAGGTAAGTTTGTTTTTGTGTATTCAATAAAACGAGTTATCGAATTTTCTCCAGCTGCACTATTAGCCCAGTTAGAGAAAGATTGACCTAATCTATCCAACCAATCAGCCGACCATTGAAACAGTGGTGCTAATTGCGTGAATACATTGACTAATCCGTCACCAAAACCACCTGCAGCACTTAATAGCTTGTTAAATACCGAAACACCCGTTGTATTCATCATATTAAAGAATCTTGAAGCTACACTGCTATTTTCAGCCCATTTAAGCACGCTTTGAGACGCTTCTTCCATTCCTCTTGAAATACCACTAAAAAACGGTTGTAAGCTCTGCATTGCAGTTTTAACAGTATTTAAACCATTTGCAAGAGTTGTGAAGATAGCGGATTGATTTTGCTTTATAATATCAGTCCATGCTGACTTTACGCCATCTAACGCTTTTTTGTATTCGTTTGTTGCTGAGCTAGCTTGTAAAGTGCCATCATTAAGCATCTTTATAGCGCTGATAGCCATTGCGCCAAACGCTACAAATCCTGCTCCCGCTATTGCTACGGCACCACCTAAAGCAAGTACACCACCAGTTAACACTTTGATAGCGTTTAATAGCGCAAATACTACAGGTACTACGCTCGCTATTACAGGTATTAAGATACTAAAAGATGATGTAAGTAATCCACCAACCATATTAGAACCTACAGTACCGAACACACGGAACATATTAGCTAAATTCCCCATCTGTCTTTGAAAATTGTCATTTGCTTTTATTATGTAGGCATAAGCTTTCTTTAAACCATTAGTATCGACATCTACCTTTGTTGTTTTTTTGTTCGGCAATGCGTCTAATGATTTTTTAAACGCATAAATAGTTGGTATAGAAAGCCCTGTATCTACATCTAGTCGAGATCTAGTTTTGTTTGGAATACTTTTAAGCTCTTCTTTAGTGCGTTTGATTTTAGAGTTAGCAACACCGTTGTCCACGTCTATAATAGCTTTGGCTTTAGACCTATTTAATGCTTCAAGACTAGCTTTAGATACTTTTAACACTCGATTGAATTTACTGTTATCTGCATTGATGTCAATATTGACACGCTTCTTTTCTAGTTCGGATAACTTAGCTTCTGCTTCAGCGATATCTTTAGTCAATTTTTGTTTTTGTAATTTAATCTCTGGAGTAACTTCTTTAGAGTTTAGTTTGTCTAGTTCAAAATTCGATTCTAGTACCTTTTGTTGCAAGTCTTGTATACTAGCATCTAATTTAGCTTTTACTTTTTTGTTACTAAAGGCATCTAAAGACTTTTTAGCAACTTTGATAGTTTTTTGTAATTTTTTATCATCAGCATTTAATTCGACATCTTTAGTTTGATCTGCTACTCGTTTAAATCTTTGCACAGACTTAACCGCACTATCGATTTGCCTTTTGAATTTGGCTACACTAGCTTCAATAGTCGCTTTAATTTTATATTCCGTCACATTAACACCTCTCTTTCTATTGCTTGTTAAATTCTGCTATAACTTTAAAGAATTCATTATTTTGTGGTTCGTATTCATCACGTTCGCTGCTAAATCTTATATCTTTACCTTCGTTAAGCCGTTGGATATTTTCTTCATAAGGCAATACGTCGTTTGCATTGTTAAAAACATATTCCTCTTTAGGTTTATTTTCTGTCCCAACATTTTTAGTAGCTGCAGCATCACGAATAGCAAACGCAAGTTTGTAACGTTCGAATTCTTGGGTTAGCATTTCATACTCTTTCGCATACATTCGATAGTTATATTCTGTTAATGTCATTTGCTCAATAACGTTCAAATCTGTAATACCAAGTGTTGACATACAAGTTATAACGATTCTGTCGTAAGTTATTACGCTTCCGCTGGTTTCTCTTCCGCTTCCACTACTTCTACTAGGTTTCGGGTCATAGGTCGCTTTCCCAACTCCGTTAAAATATCTGAACCGAATTCTTCTAGTCCGATATTTTCTGCGATTTCATCTAGCGCTTCATCAATGTTATTAATAGTAATTGCTTGTTTTTTTAAGTGAGATGTAGCTGCGATTAAAACTTCGCCAATCACAACCGGATTTCCACTTTCTAAACCTACAGGCAACATTGATACACCTTGACCGATAGAAGCTTGTTCAACTTTTAAACCTAATCGGTTATCGATTTCTCTTAAAAATTTAAAACCAAAACTTAACTCTAATGACTTTCCATTAATTTCTACATTCATAATTTAAAATCTCCATTCATGATTAATTTAAACAAAAATAAAAAGGGCGTTAAGCCCTATTTTTATACCTCTCCTGGTGTAACCGATGATGAATCTACTTTAGGTTGTGGAATTGCGGTTAAATCTTCGCTAGTTAACGCATCTTCTTTTGTAGTGTCGTGGAATCTGTATCCAGTCGCCTTAAGTTTTTTTGTTACAGCCTCAGGCAATGTTGCAAATCCACGTTGGAAACGACCATTCACACCGTATTCATATTCATATTCATCAATACCGTTAGCTTCTGCTTTTAATTCAAATTTATTGTGGAATCCTTGAAAATATTTCGCTTTAAATTTAGCGGAATCCCCATTTTTGCCTGGTATTCTACTTTCAACTTCCCAAGCTTCATACAATACGCGATCTACAACTGCATCTTCAATTTCATCTGCAAAATCGTCACCATAAAACATTTTAGCAGTACCAGACATTGTTGACTCAACAGAACCACCAGTGTTATAAGAACCGTCCATTGTATCCTCTGTATCTGTATCAGCTTCATGTGATAAGCCGTATTCAGTTAAAAAAAGCATTTTAGTAGCATCTACTTTTTCGCCAGCTTTTCTAAATAAAATAATACGATCATTACTATTTTTCATATTTGCCATTCAATATTCCTCCGTTTTTTAAAATGTTTTGTAAGATATCGTTACTGATGTGTGTAGCAATTCTTGATTGGTAGTATCATCAACTAACTGTGTGATGTTAGTATCTTCTTCTTCAAAGTCATAATCGTTTGTTTTAACGCTAGGTGTTAAATCATCAATACATCTTTTAACAAGTCCGTCATGATGTCCTAAATCATCACTTACACTCCAAATATCAATAACTAAATTCGTGTCACCAGAATAACTATCAAACGTGTATTTACTTCTGTTTGACTCCGGCATTTTTATTACAAAAAAAGGATACGGAATCTCTTGTTGCATCTCTTTACGAGAAATAACAGGGAATCCATATCCTTGTAGCGTTTCATACGCTTTATTATAAAGTTGTAAGTTCGGTGTCATGCTTTTATCTCCTATTCAAACAACGCTTTCAACTCTTCTACAGTCGATTTTCTTATTACCTCATATACTGGCCACATAAAAGGTTCTGCCTCCATGTATCGAGTACCAAACTCTAAGAAACCACTATAAGCTGCATGCGATGTGATAGTGTATTGCAAATCGCCAGTTTTTTTAAATCTGATATTGCGTGATAAATTACCAGTCCAATAACCCTTATTCATTACTTCTCTAGCTTTCAATTTAGCTCGTACTACATATTCTTTGGCGTTTTCCTGTAAAATATCATCTACATCATCATCAATGTTGGTTTTCATATCGTGAAATTGGTTTAACAGTGCGTCTAATCCATCTATATTCATCAATTGACCTCTTCGATATAATATGACGTTTCGTGTCTGTATATCCTTGTATCAACTATCTTGTAGCGAATGCCATTAACCAACACGTGGCTAACAGGGTAAGATATTGATTCTTTTATCCTCAGAACACTTACATCGTTTTTTACATCACCAAATTCAAGTTGCTTTCTTGCTCTAGAAACAGGATTAATATTGCATGGTATCGCATCATAAGTGATTAGTGTGTTTTCTTTTTTGCTAGTTTTAGGATTGTAAGTTGCTACTTGTTCTAATTGAAAAACAGCTCTATCTTCATATCTCAAAAGAACACAGCCTTCCCTTTTTTAGTTCTCGTTCTAGCATTAAAGTAATTATCAATAATAGCTTCATACTCCTTAAAATCATTTAATTCATATGAGTTGCTACGTCCATCAACCGCTTCTGATGTCATACCTTCAGCACCAATCCTGTTATATCGTTTAACTGCAACCTCTTTGATCATGTAACTAAATCTTTCGGGTATTTCTTCAACCTCAATTGGTAACATTGATAACAACTGGCTTTCACAACTTTTGATTATTTCTTCTAATTGTTCATCTTGCTTATTATCTTTAAGACCAATGCGTTTCTTAACGTCATCTAATGTAGCCATATAACCACCTACACAAGCGACTCAAAAGCACTAATAATTTCAGCTTTTGTTTGTTTTTCGTCAACATCTAAACTAGCAAGACTCGCTATTTCAATAAGTTCCTTTTTTGTTAACTTATCATCAACAACGTAAATCATTTGCTCATTGCGTTTATTTTCAACGCTGGCTAAAGATTTTATACGTTCATCTGTAGGATCATAACCTTTGCGAGGGTAGACATGCCCTTTCATATAGACATGTCTGTTATCTTCTAAATCTGTAAAATCTACTTTAACAATTCCAATGATTTCGGGCATGTTACCACTCCTAATTATTTATTAAACTTCTCCTGGAACTGAATCTGTTTTTTTGTCAGCAGGAACTAACTTAGCAAACGCTTTATCATCAGCGATATGCAATGCTACATGCATAGTTGCACGTAATGCCACCATGTCTTGTTCGAACAAGTTTACAGGTGTGCCATCTTCGTTTTTAACTGTAGATAATTGTGCAGTTTCATCGATTTTGTATTCGATTAATTGAGGGATACCATAAATCAACTTATCAAAGTCACCAGTAATTAATTCACCGCGTTTTAAATTGCTTGATTTAAGGTTAACCACAGGTAGACCATCTAACGTATCACTGTTACGGTCATAAATACGTTCCTTAGTTTCAGGATCTACAATTTTACGTAACAAGCTTCTGTTTTGTGTTTTTGAGATAAACGCATTTGCTTCTAATTCGTCATCTTCAAGTAATGCCTCTAAATCAATAATGTTATCTTGTGTGAAGTCACCTTTAATAACCTTATTAGTTTTTTCAATTGATTGCGCAATTGATTTACCGAATGGATTGTTACCTTGATTCAAAATACCTGCCTCGTCAAACTTTTTATAGAAAGCTTCAGCAATCATAGGTTTCATTTCTTCAAAGAACTGTGAATAAGTGTAATTCAAGAATTCTTTTGTTACAGGTAAGATAACCCCTAATTTAAACGCTCTCATTGTAGCATTAACCCAAGTAGCCTTAGACGTTTCGATTTTTTGACCTTCACCTACCCAGTAAGCACCTGGTTTATCAGCCCAAAAAGTAAACTTCTTCTCAGTACCTTCCATTGGTTCGTACTTACCTAATCGCATGATTTTTGAGTTTTCCATAACCTCTTGTAAGATAGGTGTTGTAAAGTCGTTTAACAACGTACCATCTTTCTTTTCGTGCATCATTACATTATCAGGGTTAAATACTTGCGGTTTAACATTGTTACTCGCAAAATGTTGTAAATTTAATTTTAATTTTTGTGTTTGTTCCATTTAAATGCCTCCGTTAATTTTTAATAATTCTTTTTTGTTTAGCAATTTCAGCCAAGTTTTGAGTTTTGTTTTTTGCCGTATGATTAAATGAATCCCCACCAGTCAATGGTGATTGTCTAGCGTTAACCTTAACCGCTTCATTAACCGCTTTTTTTACTGCATTAGAAAAAGCTTCAACATTCAATTTAGTTTGTTCAGCAGTATCTGTTACAACTAAATTAACAACCTCATCTGATGAATCAACTTCCGCTTCGCTTAACATTTTCCTTGCTTCTGAACGCATTTCATTTAATTGTTTTTCTGAGCGTAATTGCTCCAGCTCTTTTTCCAATTGTTTGCGTTCATATTCATCTTTTTGATCCTTGTTCATTTTCGCTAATTTAGCAGCTTCTTTAGCGGCTTCTTCTGCTTTTTCTTTTGCATACTCATCAGCTTTTTTCTTTTCGTGGGCTACACGACGTTCAAGTATTTCATCAACTTTCTTTTGTTGCTCTGGCGTGAAAGTTATTTCAGTACCTTCGTCATATTCTTTCTTATCAGGATTTCCTTTTTTACCATCTCCGCCTGGTTCGTCCGGATCATCTGATTGGTCTGCAAAAAATTGCAAATTAAACTTAAGTTTATTTTCTTCCATGAGATATACCTCCATTTATAGTCTGTCGACTGTTTTTCCATGCGTGCTTTTTATGTCATCAGCACGTTTTGGACATAAAAAATAGCCAACACAATTAAGTGCTAGCTATTAAAAGAGTGGTTCGTTATATTTCGGTTTTTCTTTATTGGCTAATACTGCCGACCTTACGCTGTCTAAGTTTGCATCAATAATAACTGTTTCGTTTCGCTTTTGTAACTCTTTACGTATACCTTTTAACTCTCTTGCTATGTCTCTAAGGTATTTGTCAGTATTGCTCATACCAATATCCTCCAAACACTTAATTTACTATCATACAATGCTAACTTGCCTTTAAAAACTTTTACTTTTAAATCAATCATCGCTTTTCACTTTTCCTCCGAAGTATTTTGTTTTTCGTTTCTTGTTTGGTTTTTTCGGCCACATAGATTTAGGTAGTAATGCACAATCTGAACGACAATTGATATGCATAGGGTAGAAATTAACACCAATTTTAGCGTCTTTAACTTTGAATATTTCTCCATTAAGCCCCTTGCATACTTTAGTTGTTCTACTATCAATTTTTGCAATATACATATAATATCCTTCCGGTGAAATTTCTTTCATGCTGTCAATACTTGATTGTGCGTGAACACGTGCCGATTCCGTATAAAGCAATGATTTAATTGCTGCAGTCTTTTGTCTTGCTGTGCCTTCGAATTTGTTTAGGTGCTTGCGCATATCTTTAACATATTCATTTGGATGTCGACCTCTAATAACCACATTAGCAATTATTTCTTCTACTTCTTGTTTCATCGCTTCAGTATTAGTCCATAATCGCTCTGACCAAACGACACCATGAAATTGTGTATCAACGATTGTATCTATAACTTCTTTAGCTACTTGTACACCTTCACCTAAAATACCCGCTTGATCACTGAACACACGATAAGCTGTTGATTCGAAATATTCCCTCATCGATAATTCTGTTTGAGCTGTTGCATAAGCAATTAAGAATTCTATTTGAATCTTTAACATCTGTTCTCTAGATACATACATCTTAGTGTTATACTTCTTTAATTCTTCATTTGCTCTATCGCTAAAGTCCTTGTTTTCGACCAATCTTTTTGCTTCTTCTTGAAACGCTTTTACATCGAACTCATCAATAATCTTTTGTGCTTCTTGTAATGTAACGCCTGCAAAATCTCCGTACTTAACAATAAACGCATTGATCTCTTTTTCAATGCGCTTAATCATCATATTCAATATACGTTCTATTTCTTCAGCTTTAGTTTTATCACGCTTCAACTCATTCTCGATTGCTTTGCGTCCGCGTTCTTCCCAATATTCTTGAGTGTTTTTGTTAGGCAATTACAATCATTCCTTTTTATCAACAGTATCTTTTGTATCATCATCTTGTTCGTCATCATTGATGTCTCTAGGGTCTTTATAAATACCTTTTTGAGCTTTTTTAATAGATTCTTTCTCATCTTCTTCTATTTTCTTGACTTCCAATTCAGGGTCTTGGAAGAACGAGAATAGAGACATCAAAGTTGTTTGACTAATCTTCCCGCCAGAATCAATATAAGCTTTTAATTCTTCAATCAATGATTTAGGTAAGTTTCTGTTGTATACGTATCTAACAGTATTGAAATCTTTGTTAGCGTCAATTGACCGTGTATTTTTTAGTATTGTCTCTAACAACTTAGCACGACGTCTTAGTCCTTTAGTGAACAATCCTTCTTTAGTTTTAGTACGTTGTTCTAATCCGAATAATTTGTATTTCATTGCCTCGCCCGATTGAGTGCCGCTAAAGTTATCATCTTTCATGTTAGGCGTGTTGGTAAACATGTGTATATCACTGTTCAAACGGTCTTTATAAGCTTCGGTACCTTGTACATCGTATTGCTTATAAATATAACCACCGTCAACTGAACCTTCTGTTTCTCTACCTTCGCTATCAGCATAAACAGTCGGTTCTAAAAACAACACGTTAGCTTCCTTTTGTTTTCTAACTTCTACAGGATCTAAATTTAAATTACCTTTAATAAGTAACATAGCGTCATTTAAATCACTCATATAGTTAGCGGTATCTGATTCAGCATTATCATACAAATCAATTAAAGTGATTACTTTCTCGTAATCTCCTTTTCTTCTTTCGTTATTGCTAAATTCTGTAATAGGCATGCGTTCAAATGAGTGAGATTCAAAACTGTTTTCACGTGGTGTGAGCTTCAATCCACTTGTTCTACTGGTAAGATATCTATAAACACCGTTAGAAGTAAATAAATCAACTGTAAACACTTCATCTTCGTCAGTCTTGTCTATTGGTTTAGTTCTTAAATATCTAACGCCTGCGATACTATTACGTTCAATTGTATTGTCGTATATGACAAAAGTGCTCATCGCATCACTCTTGTATAAACGAGTTTCATCATCTTGATTTCTAATCATTAACTCATAAGCTTTACCATAAATTGATAAGTCTAATCCTAGAGATCTATTGTGCGACTCAACATCATTTAAATCATTGAACGCCTCAATAGCTTCTAATACATCTTTGTCATCATCTTGATATTGAATTGGATTACCCAAGAAATAGCCGTTGATAAAATCGCTAATATAAGATGCGTAATCATGCGCTACACGGTTATCTGCCATGTACTCTTCTTTGCGTCGTGTTAACTCAACTAAGTTCTTAGTTTTACCTTCGTAATAATCACTTAACACTTTCAATCTAGGTCGTTGGTAATCCATGTGATGTTCAATGTATTTACTTACTTCATTAACGTTTTGTAATAAATCGGATTCCGTCCCGTCATATGTGTAAACAACATTGGCTTCATCATTAAATAAGTAATTTATGTTTCCCTGTAGATCTGTATCTGTTTCAAATTCGTTTACTTTTAACATTTGTTCCCTCCTATAATCCTAGAGATTTTATTGTGTCAACTTTCGAACTGACATTTGTGCGTTTTCTAACCGGTCTGTAGAATCGTTCTACTGAATAACGCAACGAATCGATACAATGATTGTATGTATCTACTGGTTCATTGGTATATTCACCTGTATCTTTGTCCTTTTGCCATGTGTAGTTGTCAAACTCTTCAATAGTCTTGAAACAACGTTCATCAACAATGATTTCAAATTGCATTAAGAATTGTAACCCTTGTACAACCGAGCCCTTCCCTTTTTTGGTTGGTAAAATCCTTTTAAGCCCTAGATTCCTTAATTCAGCTATACTTTTTTGTTCTGCACTATCTGCTGTAATTTCTTCTTTAGCATAACCAAGTTGCTTTATGACATTAGCTATTTCATCATTCAGCATACCTTGTTTAACATACTCTTCAATGATGTATAACTTCTTTTTCTTTACATCTATTTTAGAATGTATAAAAGCACTAGGATCATTAACGTAGCCAAAGTCCAATCCAAAATAAGAAGGTAAATGTCTTAACTCATCTTTATTTATTAAACGTTTTTCATACTTAGGGAAAACCAATTTGTCTAGTGTAGCAAATTCACCTAACGCATAAATTTTGTAATATGCTGGATTACGATTTGCTAACAACTCTAAGTTTTGTCGTGTCATTTCATCAAGAAACTTATTATCTCGATAACTAGATTGTCTAATCATGACATTTTCCATTGGTTCACCATGTTCAAAGAAATACTTATAAACCCAATTCAGTTTAGATACTGGGTTAAACATCAAAAATATTTGCTTATTCACGTGTTTACGCTCCCTCAAACGCAACGTTAATTGCGTGTAATCATTTAGTGTGAATTCAGACGCTTCTTCCATGACTATGTCTGATATGCCTTTTATCGACTTTATTTTCTCTGGGTTATCTAATCCTTTAAACAAAAAAACTGCGCCGTTTGGCAATTCAACTTTGTTATCAGTCTTATTCCAAAGGCACATGTCCCAAATACCGAAGTTTATCAAACAATCTTTGACATCTTCGAATAAACTATCTTTAATTGTTGATTGGACTTTTCTAAGCCATAGTATACGCCTAGGATATTTCCAGTCTTGCAATGCTTTGAGTACAACTTTTTGTATAACGCCGTGAGACTTACCGCTCGAACCTCCACCGTAATGTACTTCAGTGAAGTTATCGTAATTGGTTAGTATTTCGAATATGTTTCTATTGAAAACATTAGACGGTTTGTTAAAGTTTAATTTAACTTTCGTCATCGTACTCACCAATATTAATCTCAATATTCTTCTGAGTAATTTCTTTTTTATCGATATACGCACCATGTACTTTTAGTATGTGGTCAATAGATCTCTGACGCTCTTCAAAAGTTGGTGTGATTGTGTAAGTAACCTCTTTTTCCACTTCATCGTTTAAATGGTCATATTTCTTACTGTAAGCCTCTTGAGGTTCTCCTCTAGCAATAGAAGCAGATAACGCTAAAGCTTCTGTAATACTCATTAAACGCTCTTCTTGTATCTGTTCTAATCGTTCTTTAATATATTCCGAAACATTAACATTTCTTAACAATCGACTTGCTAAAGACTCTGCTGTTTTCTTACTATAACCTGCTGTAATTGCTGCTTTTTTACCATTACATCCATTCATTATATATTCATCTGCGAATCTCTTTTGTTTTTCGTTCATTTCATTTACCACCAACTCTCGCGCTATACGCTTTTTAAAATTAAAAAAGGGATTGGCTATAATCAGCCAACCCACATAGATCCTTTATTCCTAATTGCGATAAGGGAAACGCAGTAAGATAGTCAATATCTTACGCTATCATATTAACACCGAAAGTGACGTTATTTTTCCAGACTTTTTCCAAACTTAATGTATTATTCCTAATTCATCTGCTAACCTAACTAGTATATCTTTCCTCATATCATAAGCGGTAGATTTACTTACATTTATTTCTTGTGCCACACCAGTTAGATTTAATGTTCTAGGTTTTTTGAAATAATAAAGTTCCATAAGTTTTTGAGTCTCTACAGTGCTGTGATTATACACAACCTCTATAGCCGACTTCATTCTAGCTAATTGTGATAATCTTCTATCGTTAACGACCCTAATAGCTTTTATTTCGGTTACACTTACATTACTTTGAACCCTATCTCCACCGATATTAGTATCTTGTTGACTCCACGGGTTTAAAACTTCATCTCTTACACGCGCTATATCTTTATCGAAGTAATTGTAATTACTTAATTCGCTTTCCAAGTATCTTTGCGTTGATTTTCTCAAACTCATTTGTTTAACCCCCGTTAATCTTCAAAATGTCTCAATCTACTTCTTAATATCTCTATCTCTCGCTCTTTAACTTTCACTTCACCTTTTAACTGTTCAGCTTGCAACATCACACCAAACAATAAGATGACTAATAATATAATTGCTATGATGAACCACATCATCTACCCAACCTCCTCTAAATTTGGTTTATATTTTAATACACGGCCATTTAGAATTTCGGCATCTATTTTAGCTGATAATAAATTGTCATATGATTTAGCTTCGAAAATATTATTAGTTATAATATATGTGGTCCTTTGCGCAAACGCATCTGTATGTTTTTTTCGAAAGTACACACCGTCATTTAACTCGACGATATATTCGATTGGTCTGTTTTCTTTTTTATAATTATCCAATGCTTTTTCGTTCTCTTTTATATCACGTCTTAATTCACCAATTTTCTTACTCACTTCAATTCGTCTATACATTGTATATACACATGCAATGAATATAACAATGTTAGTATAAAAAAATATCCAGTCCATCTACTCTGACACCTCCGCCCTCATCAAATCAGACTGATCGCTCAACTTTGCGAAGTCACTCGGCGCCTCTACATCATCATTAGCCGTCATCATAATATATACTTGCTCAGTTACATACTTACCTAACTCGTACATTGCTAGTAAGAATAATAATCTTAGTATTTGCTTAATCATTTCCCACACTTCCTTATATTTTCAAATAACTGACTCACTTTAATAATTGCATCCCTTTTAACTTGTTTCTCGTACTTCTCTTTCGCTTCTTCTTTACTCTCTGCCTCAACATATGTCGTTTTCCATCAGGTAGCACGCATAACGTCCTCTTGGATGCACTTGTGGCACATTAAACAAATGTGGCTTCTTTCTTCTTAGCTCAGCCTCTTTACGTCGTTGCCTAGCCATTTCACGTTCTTTGCTCTCTCGCTCCATGATTTTGGATAACACAATTTCTTTATACTCAGCTAAGCGCATACCATAAGGTGCATGTAAGGCTTCTAACAACGCCCAGCCACCTCGTACTCTTTTTGCAACCATTCCTGGAGTTAAACCATTCTTTTTTATCAATTCATTTTCATGTTCGGTAAATTTATATGGTTTACCGTTAATCTTTACGATACTCATTTATTCCACCTCTGTATTTATCCTGTGTTAAAATTTTTAAAGCTCATGTTTTTTTCTCCGGATGTTATTTATCCTAAAAAGTATTTACACGCCTTTTTAGTCGTTTTTCGCCCTGTATACATGAGCGTTAATGACCAAACGCTCTTTTTGCTCTCTCAGATAATGCTTGTCGTCGCTCTTCTGACATTAATTTTCTAAACCCTATTGCACTTTTAGGTAGTTTCGCCCTAACCAATACCGCAGTCCCAGATTCTAATCGTTCCAATACCTCTACATCATCGCCGTACAACTTTGTCATTCTAGTAATATGTGTCGGTACCGATGAGTAAGCAATCCATTCTTGATTTTCGTAATCATAGTTCAATGTCGTTTCTCGGTCTTCTCTTGAATAACCGTCGCTTACAGTTTTTGTTTCTTTGGTAATTCTTGCCATTTATTCCACCTCTATATTTACGTTTCTAATTTTTAAATTGTCATATTCTAGTATTTCGTTAGGATTGTTATATAAGTAATCTGCCAGCGCATCTTTTTCGTTATCCACATCACCAAAATGCTTATATTCAACTTCTGTAGGTATTCTTATATCAATCGTTGCGTTTATATATGCTTGTTGTTGCATTAGATCACTTCATTTCTCTTTTGCGTTCTCGTCTTGCTTTAATTAATTCCTCGTAAGTAATCCATGTTTTGCCTGTGTACTTAGGTGCTTTACATATCCACGTTAAATTCACATCTCTATACTGATATCTGAATATCTTCGCTTTGATGTTGGCAACTTCAGTCGCCTTACCTTTAACATCTAAAACTTCGACCAGTTTGCCATCCTTCCACAAAGAGAAATCAGCTATATACGTAATCGGTCTTTGTTTCCCAAATTTAGGTTGTAGTTCGAATTTCGGTTGTATTTCGATACGATCATAGTTAGTGCCATTCATATTACTTTCTAAATATTGGTAATATTCACACTCTACTTTGCTATCAAATACAATTCCTTTGTACTCAACTTTCTTAGCGTTGTATTTACTCATCGTCCACCTCTAAATATCAAATATCGTTGCTTGTAAACCTAGCTCTTGCTCATATAGAAGTCCGTGAGCGCCTTTAAATCGTTTTAGGTCACTATCAGTCATAATTTTCTTTTCGTCGCTGAAATGGGCTCCTGTGAGCGAATAAACTTCATTCTCATTCTCTTTATACTTGATGACCTTAATATCTTCTGTGCCATCTTCTCGGTATAAGTAATATTTTTCTTTCGGCATTTTTAACACTCCTTAATATTCGACGATAGCGGGGCGTGTATGACGTTCTGCAAGTTTTTGGATAAATAGGTCATATAACTTATTTTCATCGCCCTGTGCCTCGTCTATGAGTTTCTGAGCGTACATATCTGAACACTCAAGTTTTGTTTTTAAAAATTCTTTGGTTACCATGTATCTCTCTCCCTGAAATCATCTCCGATTACTCTTACTTTTCTTGCATTGTGTTTCATTCTTGAATTGATACGTTGCCAGTTCATATTTTGATTTAGTTCTTTATCACTAAAGTTAGTTGTAAAGATGTTGTTTTTACCTACTCTGTTATCAACAATGCTGAAAAGTTTATTTAAAGTGTGTTCTGTGTTTTCTACACCCATATCATCTAGTACAAGTAAATCAATATCGCTTAACAATCTGACTAACTCGTCTGTAGTCTCTACTGCACTTTTGTTGTATGTCGCTTTGATACGATCCATCAACATTGGTATGTGCATAAAAGCAACCGTATGCCCTTTAGATTTGACTGCTTTTGCGATAGCGTATGCTAGGTGGCTTTTACCAGTTCCGTATGAACCTTGCAATATTAATGATTTTGACTCTTTTGTAGAGAAGCCTTGAACGTACTCTATTGCTGTTTGTTTAGCTTGTACTTGTTTTTCATTTTGTGGCTTATAGTTGTTTACTGTTGCATTTCTTAAAGCCGGATTAACATTTGATTGATTAAAAATATAATCAAGTTTCTTTTGTTTATTCCTTTTGTATTCTTCATAAGCCAATCTTTGAATTTCACATTCGCAACCATCTTTGTATTCATATCCATTTTCAAACTTATATAAGTCATATTGATGCCCACATTTATCACAATTCTGTCTTAGTTTTACTTCGATTGGTTGATATTTTTTTAAACTCTCGTTTATTTTTTCGTTGAATAACGGTTTCATAAGATCCTCCTAGTCCCAATAACTTTCGTCGTACTTCATACGTTCCAATTGATCTATGCCAGTTTCTTTAATCTCTTCGCTATAATCATTCATATAGCTTTCGTTAGTTAAAAATGTTTTAGGGTACTTTTGATATTGTTTGTCTGTAATAGTTTTTAAATACTCTCGAGTACCTTGCATGATTTGCTCAAAAGAATGTTTCTTTAAGCATGATTTGAATTTAGTAAAAGACATCTTCTTATCTTTCTTCTTGTCGTAAAGTTTCCACCATTCCTCAAATTGCTCATGCGTAACGTCAGTTGCGCTATTATTTGAACTTAAGTTCTTATCTATATCTTTTTCTTTATCTCTTTCTAATTCTTTATCTAATTCTTTATCTTCTTCTGTTGCGTGACTGTCACGTGACGTCACGTGACCATTTAGCAATTTTCTGTTGTTTTCTCGTTGCTTTTGTTTCCTCAACCTGTTCTGCGCCCTGATTTTCTCGAGTCCTTCGATGTTTTGGTGCTTTTCCCAGTTTGTCACTTTTATGACACCATTAACTTTTTCAATCATGCCCAATGTCTCAAAAGTTTGAATTGCTAACCTTATTGAGTTAATAGGTCGGCTAAACTCATTTGCTAACATTTCTTCGTTATACGGCAAGTTTTCAGATAACATAATGTAACCTTGTTCGTTGTACTTTCCTGATAAAGTTAGCAACTTAACCCAAATGGTTATGATCGTATCTCTTTCGGGTAAAGCTTCGATATATTTGATTTTGCTGTCATCAAACATGCCAACTTTAAGTTTTATCCACGATACTTCTCCCATTGTCTTCTCCTTTCAGCGCTTTTATTTTGTCCGGTACTTCCCAGTTAGATATGAATTCTTTAAGTTCATCTGTCATAGGTACGTCGTTAAGGATCGCGTCAGATCCATGCAGGTATGACGAACATTTGTTGTAAACTAATCTCGCTTTGTTTAAATCGTCATATCCGCCTAACGCTATATAGTTGCCAGAATAAAATATTTTTGAATAATATCTATGTTTTATTTTGTTTATTCCTCTTAAATTGTTTTTATCAGTTCCCCTCTTCAATTGCTTTATGTTTGTTTTATAGTTTCTTTTTTTCAGCCTATTATCTTCTCCAATTATATTAAGGTAACCAACACCACCCCAATATTCATTAACTGCATTGTTGTAAGCTTTTGCTGCTTCATCTTCATTTACAAAGTGACCTAAGTTTTTGGTTTTTTTATCAACAGCTATACATGCATACCAATTATTATTTTTTTTATCCCATGAAACGCCTTTATATTTAGATGAATTGTTACACTTCGCTTTGCTCCATCTTGTTTTATTACCTTCAGTTGTTAGATTTTTTCTTGTGAAATCATTGTTTTTTATTTTTTGGAAACTTTTTTTTAGAATAAAATCAGGTAAATGCTTTTTATCACTATTCACAATCATTCTGTAATTATCTTTAAAAGCTTTATGCCAAGTATGCTGATTAACTCTCTCGTAATCTTCATCATCAACTAAAATTTCTTCTCCATCTTGTAAAAATATCGATTTAACCATTATTCTCCTCCTTTCAACATTTTATTGAGCCTCTCATCAACTTTTATCCACGAGTCATGCAAGTGATATTTATCATCAAACGACTTAACGCCAATCGCATGTTGCTCGTTGTGATGTTCGCGACATAACGCTAATACATGTTTGTCGTAGTGATTCATCTTGTTTCTGTTCATGCCTCTACCTACTGCTTCGTAATGTGCTAGGTCTGCGTGAGGCTTTCCGCATATTACACAGTTGCGGTTGATTGTAGCCCAATATAATAACGCTTTATCTTCACTTAACAACTTACTCGTTTCTACACTCATAGGTATTTGATGATGAAACATAAACGCTATAATCAGTTCTATTAACTCCCTTGCAACTTTCATAGAACAGTCGCGCAGACTGATTTCTTCATAACCTTTCATAATTTCCAATTCTGTTTGTAATAATTTTCTAGTTGATTCTACTGGTTCGCCCCAGTGAAGTTCTATATCTCTACACATTGCGAATATTTTTTTGCGTTGTTCTATAGATAGTTTTTTATTGTCCGGAACCTCTACTTCTGCTTTTAGTGGATATCCGTTTTCTAGTAAGTCAATGTGACTTTGTTCAAGTTCAACACCAGTAGCAACGACGGAATAAGTACCGTCATTGTCTTTCTGGTATCTTGTAATGTATTGCATTTAAACCACGTCCTAGAACGGTAAATCATCATCATTGATTTCTATTGGACCATTAGCATTAGCGAATGGGTTTGATTGTTGACTCATAGGTGTCTGTTTACCATTTGCTTGCTGTTCTTTTTGTTTCATCTCATCAGTTTTAGGTTCTGGTTTATTAACTACTTCATCGTCTTTATTCCAAACTTTTACATATGAGAGTCTTACAAAATACTTGCCTTGTTCCTCGTTAAATTTATTTTTAAGTACAATAGTTCCGATTTTGTTAATTAATTGATCTGTGTCAAAAGTTAAATCTGGTAAGTTCAATTTAATTCCTAATCTACTAAGTAACTCGATATATTGTTTTTCTTGATAATCTTGTTGGAATGGTGGGACGAATTGGTTGTGTTTGTATTGTTTACCTTCGTTGTTTTCAAAAACAATCGTGAAGTATCTGTTTCCTCTGTCGTTAAACTCGACATTTGCAACTTTTACTGTAAATTCTCCAGCTCCTAAAAAGTCCCCACCTTTCATGAATGCCTCTTGATTAGTTTCTTGAATGTATTGTGTTCTACCAGTGATTTTCATAATTTTTATACCGTCCTTTTAATTAATTTTTAATTACCATTTCTAATTGCTTGTACAACATCGTTAATACTTGGATTAATGAAACGTTTGTTGTTAATTTTGATGTTGCTTGAGTGTCTTATCTTTGTCTCGAATAAATTTGATGGTTCAGCGTTAAGTACATATTGATAAGTTTTTTCGCCGTCTTGCTCATGTTCTTCTATTGTCATTCTTGCTAACACGTCAGATTGACTGATGACTGCTTTTTTTATTTGGTCTTGTGCCTCTATCGTGATTGTTGGATTGATAGTACTTCCCTCATCATCTTTGTCTTTGTTAATGCCCTCGTGTCCGCTTATAGCAAGATGAAATTGATAATGTTCTTGTAATTTAGAAATATAACGATAAATACTTACAATGCGTGTAGCACACTCGCCCCAATCATTAAATGTCGGTTTCTTTGATTTACCGTCCATGATGTCGTCCATAGTGATATCACGTAACTTTTGGATTGTTTCAATCACTACAACATCAATTTGTTTTCCGTTTTCTCTTAGTTGTTCAATAATTTTAGGCAGCATTTTAATCACTGCACTAAAATGCTTATAATTCTTAATCTGCACAACTGCCCCATCTTCTGTTACCGTTGTTCCGTCCTCATTTATATCTAGTACTAAGGCATTGTTATCTTTTGTTAAAAACGTAGTTTTACCAGTACCGAACTTGCCGTATATCGCAAATTTATAAAACTTGTTTGCATTTTGTTTGCTGATGTCTTTTACACCTAGTTGCGTTAAAATATCGACATCTTGATTAGTTTGTTCAGTCATGTTCTACCTCCTCGTACTCAATAGTTTCTGTCACTGTTTTCTTGATTGCTTTGTGATAATCCATATTGATACTCGCTTCTTCCATACCGTTAAACTCCCTAGCTCTATTTCTATTTGTGGAGTAACTAACATCTGAATTGTTATCAGTTGGTTTGTTAGTTATATAAATTGGCATATCCCTATGACGGATGATATAAGTTACAGTCTGATTCATAGCGACCTCCTACCATCTCATGACTAAGTTAATTAGTCTGTCCTGTTCGTCTGTGTTCTCTTCAATCCATTCATCTATTGCTTGGTTGAATAAGTCTGATGCCATATCTAAGTCATTCTCATCTACGACATAAACATGTTTAATTGGTACGTTGTTCATATCTTTAACTTGTATTGATATGCCCATATGACCTTTTAAAATGAATAGCTTAAAATCGAATCCGTTAACATGAATATTTTTGCGTATGATTTCGCCTATTTCGTAATACATCTTGACTTCCTCCGTTTTTCGTTTTATATTGAACATGAATTTTTTCTTAAGTGTTTTGTTTGATACTGTTACTTGTTGGCGCAAGTAGCAGTTTTTTTATTCTTCATAAAAGTATTCTTTATAAAATATGAATGTTGCGATACTTGCGAATCCCGCAATTGACCACGCTGTAGTGAAGTATAGAAACGGCATGAGTACAATCGCTAAGACTGTGAAGCATAATACTGCTAATAGATAGCTTTTATAAATGTTACTCATTTTCTTTTTTCAACGCCTCCATTATTCTCTCGTCTGACAAGCCGTGATAAGGGAATTTTTCTCTAGCTAATTGGACTGGTATTCTGCCTCGAATCGCAATGTAACCTTCGTCTTCAAGCTCTTTATTCAGTTCTCTTATTATTTGTCCTGCTTTGGATTTAGAAACAGATAAAATTACTGCAAGTTCTTTAGCTTGCAAACTATTTTTTATCATATCTATTCCTCCTTTTTATTTTTGTGTTGTGTATAATTTAGTTATCTCCTAGTGAAAGGAGGTGATAAGTATGGAATTTAATGATTTTCAAAATTTCTTTGGTGAACTTAGTAATCAAGCCGAAAAAGAATTCGGTGGTGACAGTGACTTTTTTAGAGATAGAATAAATAAGTTGAAAGAAGATGCTCCTGAAAACGTATCTTACGAAATTATTTATTCAATAGCTTTATACGAAAGCTTAAAAGCTCAACAAGATATGAAAATTTTGAATACAGTTAAATATCTTTTAGATCGTGACTAGCAATATCCAACAATGATTTGCTCTGAGCATTATTAATTTTTGGATAATCAAAATTTCTAAGTTTAAATCTTGTGTTTTTCTCAATCTTTACAACCTTCCACGTCACAACTGCCATTGTGATGAGGAGGGTTGTTTTGTATAGTGTGTTCATTGATAATTCCTCCTATTAAGATTTTTATTTTTCTCCTAAAAACTTATTAACAAAGTATTGTTGTCCTTTGCCTGTTACTTTTGGCGTCTTACTAATTGATGTGTGACCGTCCGAATGTGTGATTGATGTTTCTTTAATTTCGAATAACTCACGTTCCATTGAATACTGTGTAGGCATGTTATAATCCACACCCTTGCGTTTAATAAGGAATCCGTTTTGACGTAACCACTCAAACAATCTGCGTTGCCCGATGTTTATACCGTTTTGTTTAATGATCTTTGCTAACTCTCCAACTAAAATTGATGTCTTAGTAGTAGCTACTGCATCTGCAAATACAATTTTTGGTTTATCACGTTCAATCTTTGTTTCTAATTGATTGATTGTGTTGTTAGCAATTTTTAAAGCACGTTGCATAATCATTTCTGGGCTGTTCCATGCTTTTTCAACTTGGATGAAGTATTGTCTTGCACGTTTACCAGGTTCACTACGTTGAATCATTGCGATTTCTTTTGCAGTGTCTAGTGTGAGTGCGTGGTCAATATAGTGTGTCATATTGCCTTGAGCTGTTGCTCTTTTTTGAGCGATAGCTGTGTAATCTGTATTTTCTTCAAATCCGTATTTAAGCATTCTTGGAAACCAATCTTTATATGCTGTCTTAACTTCTAATGCTTGATGAAGTTCTCGACCGCTGATTGCGATTTCTCCATTTTCTTTTTCTTGAATATTGAACATTTCTCCGATGTTCGAATTTGTTTGTAATGCTTGCATATTGTTTATGCTCCTTTCTGCTATACTCCTATTAAGGAGGTGAATGACTTATGACTAATGAAGCTAAATTTGTCCTTTTACAACTTTATTCAATTTACCTTGATAGAATTGACGAAGGTATGTCTAAACGTTCTGCATCTTATTTCGGTAGTGATGAATCCTCATTTAACGCTTTCTTTTTAGATTTTAATTTTGAAGACTATATCGATGCAGTTCTTGAATTAAAGCATAGAGATTTTGTAATTGCTTCTGCTGAAGATGGCGGTTTTCTTGAGATGGCTCTTTCTCGAGAAGGTATCGCCTACTCAGAATCAGAATCCAAAAAAGATTACAAAACACTTATGGATTTAATTAGAGATTTGAAAAAATTAATAATCTAAAATCCAATCATCTGCTATTAAATCGTCTGCGCTAGGCTGCCACCTTCCGGCGGCGGTTTGTCTTTTTTTCTTATAGTGTCTAGATACGACTAGGCATTGATAACGCTGCAAATTAGTTGGTAATATCCCATACACATCTTGATTCTCTCTCCTTATACTTATTCCTTTCTCCATCGCTAGCTTCGTTGCTTCTTGAATGTTCATTTGTTATTCCTCCTATTAAGATGTTTGTTTTTCTTTAAATGCTAAAATAATTGATTTCTTTTTATCATTCGTAAATACGAAATTTTCGTATTCATTACCTAAAAAAATATCATCATATTTAACATTAAAAGCACTCATATACTTAGAAAGTAAACTATCTTTAATGTTTGTAGAGTCTTTTTCCATATTTTGAATTGTACGTGATGAGACCTTAAATAAATCTCCTAACTCTTTTTGAGTCAATCCGTAATCAGTCCTCAACTCTTTTAATGTTTTCATGTTGTCACCGCCTTTCGTAAACCTAATATAATACGAAATTTTCGTATTGTCAACATTAAATACGTTTTTTTCGTAAAAAACTTTACTATGATATGAAAATTTCGTATAATAAGAAAAAAGGAGGTAAGTAATATGAACAAAGAAAGAAATATTATTATAGCCAAAAACATTAGAAAATTTCTCAACGATTCAAATATGTCTCAAAAGAAACTTGCTGAACTCATTAACATAAAACCATCTACTTTAAGCGATTATTTAAATTTACGTTCCAACCCCTCTCACGGCGTTATACAAAGGATAGCTGATGTTTTCGAGGTTGGTAAAAGCGACATAGATACTACATACAAAGACGATAACGACATCACTTCCATATACAACAAACTCACACCTCCCCGCCAAGAAAACGTACTTAACTATGCAAATGAACAATTGGAAGAACAGAATTCTAAAGGAGATAACGTTGTAGATATTAATTCATATAAACAGGAGAAAACTCCAGTTAACGTCAATGGTTGCGTCTCTGCTGGTGTAGGAGAACGTTTACACGATGAAACGCTATTTACTGAAATGGTTAAAGGACCTATCCCCACACACGATTTAGCGTTAAAAGTAAATGGTGATTCTATGGAACCTATGTTTAAAGATGGCGAAATCATATTTGTGGAGAAAACTCACAATATAAAGAATGGACAAATTGGTATATTCATCATTGAAGAAGAAGCGTACGTTAAGAAAGTCTTTGTTGAAGATGATAGATTGACTCTAGTTTCACTAAATAAAGATTACGACGATCTACACTTTTATAGAAATGAAAGTGTGAGGTTAATTGGAAAAGTTATTTTATAAAAGGAGCACTTGCAAATGAAAAAATATGATATTGCAGTCTTAGACTTTGAAACTATGAATGAACATATGAACAGCCCTTGCGAAGTTGCTGTATCTTTAATTAAGGATTTATCAATAGTAAAAGTTTATTCATCTTATATTAATCCTCCTAATAATAGATATAACTTGAAAAACGCTAAAATACATAAAATACCTGAAGATGTCATATTAAAAGCACCTAAATATCCAGATATTTACCAAGAAATTCTCTATCTTTTAAAAGAATCACATTTAATTATTGCTCATAATGCACTTTTTGATATTTCAGTATTAAAAAATACTAATAATTATTATGACTTACCTGTTCCAAACTTCATGTATGTCGATAGTATAAATATCTTTAGAAGCTTCCACGCAATCTCTAGTTTTAAATTAGAAAATTTGTGTAGCTTATATGATATCGATAAAGAAAAATTACATTCTGCTAAATTTGACGTGCTAGCTTTATCGAAGATGTTGATATCACTCGCTAAAAACAATCAGCATTATAGTGTATTAAAATTAATACATTATATGCCTAAGCAATACATTAGATTTAGCAAATATTCTAACTCTCCAACTAAACTTTTCGATTCAGGATTTCAAAAAATTCATATGAAAATATCTGAGATTAATAAAATAGAAGTGGAAAGTGTAATCCCTATTTTAAAAGATAAAAATGTTGTTTTTACAGGTAATTTTGACACTGAAAAACAAGATTTAATGATATTAACTAGAAAGAAAGGAGCTTATATCAGAAGTGACGTAACTGCAAAAACAGATATTTTAGTCGAAGGTGTTCAAGATGATAAATATAAAGATGTGAACGGACTAGTTTCAAAACAACGAAAAGCTCGAGAATATGTTGGAAATGGTGCAAAAATTCAATTTTTAAATGAAGAAGACTTAATAAATTTAATAAAGGAATAATAACGATGATCAAAAAAATTTTTACAAAAAAGCATGTATTCTTAGTTATAGAAGATGAAAACCATAATCACAGTGATGCTGTTTTTGGAAAAAGTATATTACTTTCAATTTACGTCGGTGTGAATAAAAAGACTAATTCTAAATCAGGGAAATTTATATACCTTGACAGATCTAAAAGAATCGTTAGACAATCTGATATCACCAAAATAGAATCAGCTAACGAAAATGATGTAGATTTTTATAATTTACTGAAGAAAGAAAAGGAAATTGTTTATTCCAAAAATATAGTAGATAAATACAATTTAGCGAACTATATAATTTACTACGAAGTTAGTACTAAAGAATAAACCAATCCATTATTTCATAATACTAACCTTAAATTTACAGAGGTTTTAATTATGAAACATGAAAAAAGCAATCTTAACTTTAAGTCTTATATTTATTACCTACTACCTCACTTTTAAATATATGTGGATTAAAGAATTGAAGTATTAATTATGCTTATTTAAAAAAGACGTCTATTTCAGCAGTGTTTGAAAGGAAGTTTATAATGAAAATAACTAATTGCAAAATAAAAAGAGAAACTGTAATATACGAAGTTTTAACTAGTGGTAATCAACCATTCACTTATGAGTTACCTAAAGATTTATCGTCACATAATGCGCGTAAATACTTGGAATTTATTTCACAAAAAATAGATGGCGATAAGTTAACCAAAGAAGATTCATTATGATTTTACTAATCAAAAAACGTCTACAAGTGTAGACGTTGAATGGTGGTGAGAGTGTGAGCGAGAATAAAGGAGAAATGATGACGCATAATATAGAAAAACGCATTAATAAATTAAAAACTTCTGGAAATCCAAAATTTAAAAAATTAGATTCAGATATTCACTATTTACTCAAGAGATTTGAAGGTGAAAAAAACCATAAAGGTTTTTATCCAAAGTTTAAACAAGGAGAAATAGTTTTTGTAGATTTCGGTATAAACGTTAATAAAGAATTCTCTAATTCACACTTTGCAATAGTGATGAATAAAAATGATTCTAATACGGAAGATATAGTAAATGTTATTCCCTTATCTTCTAAAGAAAACAAAAAGTATTTAAAGATGAATTTTGATTTGAAATGGGAGTATTATTTAAGATTGTTTTTAAATTTAATTAGCGCGCAAAATAATTCAGCTATATTAAAAGAAGTTTTCGATAAAAAATACCAAAAAAACAACACAGAATTCATCACTAAAGATTATTTTAGTGAATTTATATCTGATAGTTTAGAAATTGAAAATAAATTAAATAAAATTGACAGAAACATTAATAACATAGTATCAGCAATTGATAAGGTAAAAAAATTAAAAGGTAATAGTTACGCTTGCATAAATTCTTTCCAGCCGATTAGTAAGTTTCGCATAAGAAAAGTTTTACCCCAAAAAATTAAAAATCCAGTAATAGATTCTTCGGATATTATGTTACTGATAAATAGAATTAATAATAATATATTGCAGATTCCTGATATAAGATGATATAATTTTAATATATTAAAGGTTTATCCTTTAAAACACGTATATATTCGTTACCATTTTTGGTAATTAACCATGTAATCTTATAACTATAAGTGGCGTCTGTATTTTATACAGGCGTCTTTTTTTATACAATTTTCATGGGTAGCCCGCCTACCCTTATTATTTTTTGCCAATTTTGAGGAGGGAACGCATGAAAACACGTTGTTACGATGGTAAAAAATGGCAATATGAATTTAAGTATGAAGGAAAAAGATACCGTAAGAAAGGTTTTAGAACAAAGCGTGAAGCTAATTCTGCTGGACTAGACAAGTTAAATGAGTTAAGAAGTGGTTTTAATATAGATAACTATATAACTCTTGAAGAATACTTCGAAAATTGGATTAAAACGTATAAACAACCTGTTGTTAAAGAAAATACCTACCGTCATTATAGAAATGCATTACAACATATACAAAAACATAAAATAGGTAAAATGGAGTTATCAAAGATAAATAGACAAGTTTATCAGAAATTCATAAACGATTATTCAAAAGAACACGCAAAAGAAACTATAAGAAAAACAAACGGTGCTATTCGGTCAGCTTTAGATGACGCATTATATGATGGGCTTATTTTTAAAAATCCCGCTTATAAAGTTAATTATAAAGCCGGAAAACCTACGAAGTCAGAACAAGAAAAATTCATCTCGGTAACTGAATATGAAATACTAAAAGATCACGTCAGAAAGAAGAGAACTCGTTCATCATTAGCGCTATTCATAATGATTTGTACGGGTTGTCGTGTCAGTGGTGCAAGAAATATAAAGATTGAGCATATCAACCAAGTGAAAAACACTATATTTATTGACGAGCGAAAAACCGATACTTCCCCTAGATATATCAGTATCGCTAAATCTGATATGAAACACATTATGGACGTCATAAGTACATTTGCAATTAGCTATGATGGTTACATTTTCAAAGAAGCCGGATCTATAATTAACCTTCATGCTATCAATAATGCTTTGAAATCAGCCTGTAGAGTCAATAATATATCAATTATTACATCGCACGCATTAAGACACACTCATTGTTCTTATTTACTAGCAAAAGGTGTATCTATACATTACATTTCTAAAAGATTAGGTCATAAAAATATAGCAATAACTACATCCGTGTATTCTCATTTGTTAGAAGAAAAATTTAATGAAGAGGACAAAAAAACAACTAAAATTTTAGAAAGTATGTAATTTAGGGACCCATTAGGGACTCCAAACCCAATAAATACTGTTGTTACAAGGTTTCTATGTATCCAAACTGGGGGCAATATAAACGCGCTGATTTAATCGGACAATCTTCTTATATTAAAAATAATGATGTCGTAATATTCAATGAAGCATTTGATAATGGTGCATCAGACAAATTATTAAGTAATGTGAAAAAAGAATATCCTTATCAAACACCTGTACTCGGCCGTTCTCAATCAGGGTGGGACAAAACTGAAGGTAGCTACTCATCAACTGTTGCAGAAGATGGTGGCGTAGCGATTGTAAGTAAATATCCTATTAAAGAAAAAATCCAGCATGTTTTCAAAAGCGGTTGTGGATTCGATAATGATAGCAACAAAGGCTTTGTTTATACAAAAATAGAGAAAAATGGTAAGAACGTTCACGTTATCGGTACACATACACAATCTGAAGATTCACGTTGTGGTGCTGGACATGATCGAAAAATTAGAGCTGAACAAATGAAAGAAATCAGTGACTTTGTTAAAAAGAAAAATATCCCTAAAGATGAAACGGTATATATAGGTGGCGACCTTAATGTCAATAAAGGCACTCCAGAGTTCAAAGATATGCTTAAAAACTTGAATGTAAATGATGTTCTATATGCAGGTCATAATAGCACATGGGACCCTCAATCAAATTCAATTGCGAAATATAATTACCCTAATGGTAAACCAGAACATTTAGACTATATATTTACAGATAAAGATCATAAACAACCAAAACAATTAGTCAATGAAGTTGTGACTGAAAAACCTAAGCCATGGGATGTATATGCGTTCCCATATTACTACGTTTACAATGATTTTTCAGATCATTACCCAATCAAAGCCTATAGTAAATAG